TAAAAGCTATTGCTGTTAGTGAAGATTTCAATATTGCTATTGGATATGATGCAATGTCGGCTGTTGATGAAGGTACTGCTGGAGGAGATGCTGATAATAATATTGCTATTGGTATTAATGCTTTACTTGGTGGTGACTTTGCTGGAAACGATAGACAGTTACAAGGCAATATTGCGATTGGTGCATATGCTCTTGATGCTACATCAACTAATGCTCAAACAGGCACTATCGCAATAGGACATTCAGCTCTCACCGCCCTCACAAGTGGTACTGAAAATACCGCTATTGGATACCAAGCGGGAAAAGCTATGACAACGGGTGGCAATTTGACGGCTGTTGGATATAATGCCGCCCCTGCTTTACCTGCGGGAGCAAATGCGAATACAGCTATAGGAGGTGATGCTCTTTTATTGGGAAACAATGCGAGTACAGACCATAATACTTGTGTTGGATATCAAGCTGGGAATGTAATAACCAATGGTCATACAAATACCATTATTGGAAGCGGGTCAGACCCCGGGGCGGCTGATGCCCAAAATCAAACTGCTATTGGATATGGAGTTACAGCAGTAGATACGGACAACTCAGTCACCCTTGGAAACGCAGATGTCACCGCAGTTTATATGGCACAGGATAGTGGGGCAAGTGTTAATTGTGGTGAATTAATTGCAAGTGGTGGAGCCACCATTACTGGAAATGTAGATATACTGGGGTCTAATGATGGCATTAATTTTTTGATATCTGATTTAGATACAAATGCGGCAACTAAAGAAGTAAGAATGGGGATGAGGCATTATACAAACTCTGAAGAACCAGCCGCTCTTATATATGCTTATTCAGGAGATGGAATAAATGAACTTTTTTTTGGTGGACAAACGGGTTTATTTAACTCAATGCAGACTGTTAATTTTGTAACTGGTTCTACCAGCACTACAACGAGTGGAACACTTCGTATGACGATTGGTAGTGCAGGTCTCGTCGGCATCGGCGATACTGCAAACGCCAATATGACTCAAGGTCTTACCATTAATCAAGGTGCGGCTGATAATGAAATACTGGCTTTTAAATCAACCGGTGACGTGGCTCATGGATTAACAAGCGTAGCCGAAACAGATACATATTTCAGTATGAAGAAACCATCTGGTGATACTGGCGGTATTTTTATGAATGCTATTGGTGATGGTTCAGCAAGAGCAAACTTTAGGATGTTCTGTTATTCTCAAGGACCGCCAGATGAGACAACAACTACATCTGGTTTTGGTGAATTTTGGATGGATGCGTCAAGACATGATGGCTCTAATTCAACATCGGCTCATGGTGCTGACTCTAATCTATTAACAGTTAAAAATGCTGGTGATGCAAAATTTATTGTAAAGGGCGATGGCGATATATATTACGATGGTGCAGACCAAGGTGCTTATGACTATGCTGAAATGTTTGAATGGGAAGATGGAAATCCAGACAATGAGGATAGGGTAGGATATTCAGTCTCGCTTGTTGGTGAAAAAATTAAAAAAGCAGAAGAAGGTGAATCAGTAATTGGTGTCGTTAGCGGTGATGCAAGGTTGTGTGGTGATAGTCCATTATACTGGCACAATAGATACAAATTGGACGAATGGGGACGCAAGGTTGAAGAAGATGTTGAATATGTTGAACTTGAATATCAGCACGAATCTGAACCTGAATTAGCTTGGGAAGAAGGCGACCTTCCCACAGATGAGAATACCAAAGACGAAATCAAAGCATTCATGGATTCCCATAGTTTTGAATATAATGCGGGTGATACCAAACAAGACTTGCTCGATAAGATTCCAAGCGTAAAACAAGAAGCGGTGTATATTACAAAAACACGAATCTATGAGGGTGATGATATACCTTCTGATTTGCCCGAAGGAACTGAAATCAAAACAATGAAGGCAATGGTTGAATCGGACGATTATGATTCATCTCAAGAGTATATCCCAAGAAAATTCAGAAATGAATGGTCAGCCATTGGTTTGCTTGGAAAACTGCGACTTCGTAAAGGTCAGCCCGTCTCTGATTCTTGGATTAAAATGAAAGATGAAGGCAATGATATTGAAATGTGGTTGGTCAAATGAATGAACGCCTCGAACAACTGAAAGCTGAAAAGGCACGGCTTGAGCAGGTATTAGAAAACAATGATTGAGCTTTTGTTTCCATTGTCTATTATGCTTTACTGGTTTGCAGAAGGCGTATCAGAGGGCTTTACTTGGGCTGGAAATAGAAGAAATACTAATAAGCTAATAGGCGGTACAAAAAGAAGCGATGCTTTATTAGACTACCACGCTTGGCGTATCCTTGAAAATATAGGAATATGGGGGGCGGTAGTATTAGCGTTCTTATTAGAAACATCTTTTATGAGGATGTTTTTATTAGGTGCTGGTGGGTGGTTTATTGGTACTTGCCTTTATGAAATGGCTCTTAATTATGTTTTCTCTGGTAGCATTTACAAGAAATCAAATTTTAAGTGGCACATATTAGGTATGAACATACCGTGGGTCACTGGAAAAGGAATATGGGCATTATTTGCATTAGGAACTGCATTATTGCTTGTAGCATAACAACAACATAGGAGAAGCTAAAATGGCTAAAACAGAAAAAGAAAAGCCATCATTGGTAATAGACGACAAAGAATACGATATAGAATCAATGACGGACGAACAGAAAACGATGGTTAATCACATAGCAGACTTAGAAAGAAAAATACAGACTTCTGAGTTTAACTTAGTACAGCTAAGGTTTGGTAAGCAGTCGTTTGTAGATGCAATAAGGGCGAGTCTGAGCAATGGTGACGAAGACTAAATGAAATGGATGACAAAATCATTATGGCAATCGTTGGAATTGTAGGGGGGTTAATCACCTTTTTACAGAAAGTCTTAT